CTATCATCAATCGGTTGATGTTGTAAAAGTTTTGCAGCATATAAAAATCCTTCCGAGAACCCTACCTCATATAATCTTTCTTCTTGGTTCGTAAGAAGGTAAAATGCTTTCTTAACTTTGTATACAAATGTGTTTTGGTCTAAGTGTTTTATGTGTTTATTATAATGTGTGCTTACGTTTATAGTCATAGATCCCCTACAGTTTTCTTTCTTTTTTTTTCCATTATTAAATTAATGACTATTTAGCTGTCATTAATTCTTCTCTACATCTAGCAATCTCTAAAAATAAGCTGTAACTTTCAGCTTTATATTTATTTGCCTTCTGAACTGTATGAACATACTTCTCACTTTTCTTTCTCTGCTTGTCCATCAGCTTCTGTAGATGATTCTTTTTTTCTATCATCTTGCTCCTTTATCACTTTTGTAAAATCAATTTTCAAGTTACTGATTTTAATTTCTACAAATTCACCCTCGGTGCTAGGGTTTGCAGCTTTCTTCACATCATCAAAGCGTTCTTCCAGTATAAAACTAGCCTCACCATGCTTTAATCTTTTAAATTTTGTCATACTTTTTTACTTTTTTCAACTTTTTTTTCTATCAAAAAATCTATATACTGTTTAGCTTTTTTTAAATCTTCCACACCATTTTTTTTATTTTGTCTTAAAATATACTTAATTACATTGCCAGTACAAAAATCTAAATTGTTTGCAATAATAAAATCTATTGGCTCTATCTTATACTGAGTATAGTGAGGAGGATGTTTAATGTTATCTGTCATAAGTTTTTTTAAGCAAGGTGGGGAAAACGATTAGAAAGGGAAAAAAAACCCCACCCTGCTTGATACCCTTTAGCCTAAGTTAAAAGGTATATTCGTTATTAGCACCTTCACTTGGTTTTGCAAAGGCATTTTTAGTTGCTCCTGCTCCACTCGGTGTTAAAATTACTGTCAATTCACCTTCCTTGACATTGCCGTCTTGATCTTTTGACGGAAACGCAGCTTGGTTATACCACTTGCCACCAATATTGACCCCAATGGTCCAGTTCTTATCTGGATGTTTCATATTCTTGGGACCAATGTAAACTGGAAGTTTATCTGTTGGAGACTTCCAATCTTTATTCTTGGTTAGGTTGATGTATATTTTTTCGGATTGATTATCCATGTTTACTCCTTAGTTATATCAATCTTATGATTGATTATTTGTTAGTTTGACTTCATGCTTACGAGTACAATCTCTAATTTGTTCGTATGCTTTGAAGTTATTATTTTTAAGATGATTAACAACTGATCTCACTTGACTTTTAACCGAAGCTAATTGTTTTTCAGTTTTAGTTTGTTCGATCCTGTTAATGATCTCTTCTACATCTATCTCATCATCAAGATAGGTAGGTTCTGAGGATTGCTCCACAGAATTTTTTTCAAATGATACTGGCTCATAACCACTCTCATCTTTTATTCCTGTTTTTAAATTTAATAAATTTAAGAACGCATATTTTCTAGAATATGACATAGCATTACCTGTTCCAAACTGATCAATTTTACCCATTGCCGAACATCCTTCGACCATAATAAAACTTGCTGGATCATCAATATCATGCACTCTCATTGTACAAACCACCATTACCATATTTCTAGATTCAACTATGTCAGTTAAATAATTGCAAGTTACATACAAACCTTGATCTAATAATGCTTGAGTTGCAACTTCTTGAACTGCATCATGGAGTAAGGGATTGAACCTCATGCCAGATACTTTGTCTGCTTTTTTTACACCACCTGCACTTATACAAGCTGCGTGTAATTTTTGATAAATGTTTTTTTTCATATTTTTATTTCCCATTTTATATACGTTGTTGTTTTCACTACTCATATTTAATACCCCATAGTTTATTGATTAGTTGTTTTTGTTCATCTGCTAAATCTTTATAGTAAAAGAAATGATTAAGGTCTGGTGGCTCACACATCAAAGCTAACTTCTCTATGCTACCCTCACAAAACATAATCATCTTTTCCCACAATAAAATTTTATCAATCATTTTATTATAAAGATGTTGCAAGTGATCTGCCTTCATTAACTCATGGCTCTTATCAAAGATGACATAGTCTTTGTCATTAACATATACCAAGTAAGGTATCTTCTTTGTTGCCATGTAGTAGAACGAAGTTTGTGTAAGGTTTTCAATCGTAGGCTCTGTAGGTAATTCTTGAGTGATCATGTTCCACTCTTCTTTACCTTTAACCTTCCTTAAATTAGGTGGCTTAGTTTTTAATTCTATAAATTTTGTTTTACTTTCATAATCTATTCTACCTAGAATATGTTTGATCATGTCAAATTCTTTTAGCTCTACATATCTTTCGCAAACTAATTTATCTTTACCTATTATTTGCTGCACAACTTTTTTTGTAATAGGAATACAATCCATGGCAAATCTAATCATAGCCTCTCTGCCGTACTTATCTTTTGCGTCAACTGGTGGATTGATATTAATGTTATCTTGCTCAGCTTTAAAACAAACATTAAAGTTTCGATCCCACTCTGTTTCTTTAATTGTTTTAGTTTTATAAATTACATCTGCTATTTGTTTTTGAACTACATTGTTTACTAAGTTACCAAAGTTTGCTTTGTATCTAAATGGAAACTTCCTTCTAACTTCTTGAGGGAATGAGTAACCTAAAATATTTTTTGCAAATGGTGTTGAGGTGCTAGAATAAGACCAATGATCCAATCCTTCTCCACCATTAAATATCGAAAATGCTTTTTCTATTTTGTTTTTTTCCATTTTTTTTATTGGTACTAGTACAATTTTTGGCTATTGTCAATAGTTCTAAAAGGTATATAACGGAAGGAAAATGACTAAGAAAAAACTACCATATAAAAAAGTGCGTGTAATTTGGCAAGATATTTGCTCTTCTTCACAATGGTATGATGATCTATCTGATGTAGATAAATTTAGTTATACTTGGTGTGAGGATATAGGATATTTATATTATAAAGATTCTAAAGTTTTAAAAATATTCACTTCATTTTTTTATGATGAAGATAAGTTATCTATTGGAAACATAACTGCTTATCCAAGATCTGTAGTTAAAAAAATAATATATGAAAAATGACATACTCTGGAATCTTTGAAGAAACTGATTGTAAACAAGAATTAAAAAGAGCTAAGAAGTTTATAGAAAAACAAGCTAATATAATTTTAGCATTAGAAAAAGAATTAGAAGAAAAAGAAAACGAAATAATAATTATTAAAAATAGATAATGGCTAGATATACCTACGCATTTAGCAATGGGGATTATAACGATTGGCATAGAAAATATGACGGAATTGCCATGATTGATGTAGATTCTGTTGAGTGTTGTGCTTATTGTTATGAGCCACTTGCAATCATTGAAACGTGTTACGATAAAAATCAAAAATATAAGGCTACAACCCTCTCAAAGATCATTGCTGAACGCCTAAACATACCCTGTTTTTTAGTATTCTATAAACAAACGACACATGGGAGCCTAACTTTTAGAATTAAGCGTATACGTAGCTCTAAGACAGAGTTTCAACTCATGAATGAGGATCAATGGGTAGACATCTTGCGAAACCTCCATATAAACCATAGTAAAAACTGTAAGAAAGGAAAATAAATGAATACATCTAGGGGATTTTTACATATTACCTATAAACTATACCACCATTTAGATTTAATTGACGGAGAGAGAAAGTCTCATTGTTTAAATGTTTTACTTTCTGTTATGAAATATGCTTGGAAGAAAAATGGATACAAAGCTGATCTAAGGCATGAAACAATCCATAAAGATACTGGACTTTGCCGTACTACAATTAAATCTTGCCTTGAGACTTTAAATAAATTGAATATTGTTAAATCTATACGAGGTCGATCTGGTAAAACTTATATTGTTAATGAGGTATTTTTAAAAGCTGAGAAAACTTACGAGCCAACCCAGATAGCCGTTAAACCTACACAAGATAGCCGTTTTACGGCTACATTAGAAGAAGAACTATACATT